TAGATGGGAACAGGAGTATTCTACCACGCTTTGGCGTGATTGCATGATTTAGTTTTGGAAAATTGGTGTATCCACCAGCACCAACATCATTAAGATACAAAAAGCAGACTAGAAATCTACGAGCAGAATTGTAGTCTCCAACATCGACATGATCTCGGAATTCATCATATTCATTGTTCCGATACATCTTGATACGGAACTCTTCAAATGCATACTCTTGAGGAAAATCTTGATCGACATCAAGATCTTGAATATACAATTCAGTTGCATCAATGAATCGGTTCATCACCTTTTCTTTGAGAGGTTTCCAAATTGGATCCTCTTTTTTATACAACTGCGTGATATTTAGTTCATTAAAAGAAGGTCTTTGTTCTCTATCGCAGAACTCATACCCCGTAGATTCAAATGCTTGAATGATTTTATTGCAGAGTTTATCCTCTACCATTCCATCATAGACTTTGATATAGTCTTTAAGTTCAGCTACCATAACGGAACTCCTGTGCTGCTGCCTCGTCGAGTGCTTGCATTACTTCGGGGGTGAAATACTTTTCTGGATCAGAGAGAATAGACTTAGGGTAAACAGTAGATTCACCAACAACGATCCTATTCCCCCGCTTGGTGAAGACTCCGTACTTCTCACCCAGTTCCAATAGTCCGTAATAGCGGTCAAGTCCACGATCGTAGTAAAGACGTGTTTCAACTTGTGAGTTCTCCTTTGTTAGACGAGACTTTTGTGCTTTACACTTAATGATATTACCCACAACTTCAGTACCATCCTTCTCTTTCTTCTTAGACAGATAGATGATAGTAGAAGATGCATACTTCAAACCAGATCCACCACCCATCTCTTTGGTGGGAATGTATGACCCGATGACATCATAGGTATGATTGGTCACAAGCATGGGCACGTTTGCTTTACCCAGTTTCAGCGTGAGCACACGGAATGCACCTTTGATCAACTGAGATTTGGTCATGTCTCTGACCTGCTTATCGTTAGCAACGTCAGTGATCTCTTTCTCAGTGGAAAGCATACCCAGAGAGTCTAGGACAAACATCAGAGGTTGACGATCGTCCTTAGGTTGCTCCAGATACTTGTCGAGAATGCGACAAGACTGTGTGCGAAACTCTTCAATAGTAGAGACAGGGACAATCATCATGCGTGATGAGTCGATACCACGATCTTCAATCATCTGCTTAGAGATAGCAGACTCAGATTCAAAGTAAATTACCCCAGCATCGGGATTTGATTCAAGAAAATGTTGGACAATCCCAAGGCAAAAGAAAGTCTTGCCAGTAGAAGACTCACCTGCGATAGCCGTGATCTTGTTTCCAGGGACACCTCCGTAGATTGAGCCACTAACCAAAGCATTGAAAATGTAACTACCAGTATCAATGAAACCGCTAGTATCTCCTGCTGCGACACCATCGCTGACAAGTCCTGCATACTCATTACCAATCTCCTTTGCTACATCCTGTAGAAAATTCACGCTGTGACCTCCATAATATTTGTAATAAATTGTGCCCGTTTCATGGCACGGGAAAACCATTTGGCATCCTCTTCGTTTGTAAACTCTTTCTCTTCTCTAACAGAGAAACCGAATGCCTTTTGATAGGTTACGATGTACTTTTTTCTCATCCGAATAGAAATTCTAGTGAAGCAACTTTTTCTGGTTTCCAACCGATAGTGTCCATGATAACTTTCAAAGGCTCAAGGAAACTCTTTTCAAATTGTAAGTCATAGTCTACCTGTTTGTCAATCCCCAATTCCTTAGGGAATGTTTGAAAGAATGAAATAACATTCTCGTTAATCTTATTCGGAGTTTTTAGATAAACAAACTTAATCTTTTCGCCATCCTGAATCAAAGGATACTTATGTGATAGTTTGTTTTTCTTGATATAAAAATTATACAGCAGAGCACCACGCACATGAATAGGAGTGCCTTTGGTATATACAGTGGCGGGGTTGGACCACTTATTTAGATTATTACAACCTCGTGGGAATGAAATATCTTCGATCGGCAACGATGAAAACTCTTCACGAAAGTCTGCAATAAACTTCTGTGCTGCTTCTTCATCCTCATTCATAATAACATTGAGGGCATCCTTAATCTTCTGTCTGCATGGTGCAGGTGTAGAAGATTTGACTGCCTCAATACCCATCATTTTTAGTTTGGGTTTCTCGTAGCGCACACCTTCACTGTCCCACACGTTGAGAATGTATCGCTTTTTGGCAGTCCAAATACCTTTGTCAGCGATATTCTCACGCTTCATCTTCATCTTCTGGTCATACGCCGATACATACGTCGCCAGTTGTTGATAACTGGATTCGATGAATGGCTCCAACTTTTCTTGACAGATCTTATTAAGTATGGAAACAATTGCTGCTTTGTCGCCAGACTTATTACTAAAAAATTTATCAACAAGAGGTCCAAGATTAAGATAGATTGAGTCTGTGTCAGATGCCACGACATAATCTTCTTCCTGAGTTTGCAAAAGTCTATTTAGGTATCCGTTGATTTCATTTTCGATCCAACGAATCGAGACTTGACCTGAGAGAGTGATCGCCTCAGCGTTTGCCAGATTGTAATATCGGAAGTATTGGTTGCCGATTGCACCATAGGCAGAGTTAAGTTGGATCTTTCTTGCCATCTGGATGTTGTTGAATTTGGACACATCCTTTTGAAGTGCCACGGTCTCTGCAGGTGTCTTGGAATGCTCAAGATCTTGCTTAGCGGCAAGCATTCGTTTCTTGTAAATGGTCCTTTCATCGTAAATCTTCTGCATCATTTCTGGAAGGAAACCGTGGATGTCCTTACGATACTGAGCACCGTTAGCACATACACAATAGTCTCCTTTGATATCTAGCGACTTTGTAAGAATCTTGTCAACTGTAGCCGATGGGTGCCTGGCATCGACGAGTGTTTCTGGCGAGATATTGTACTGCATAATAAGATGAGGATACAGGGAATTAAGGTCAAAAGAAACAACCCAATCATAGAGTCCAGGAATCGGCTCCTTGACATACGCCCCCGCGTATTTTTCATCCTTCTTCGCTCCCTTTCTAGGTGGCACTACAAGATTTCTGTCTTTCAGATAGTTATAGATCATAGTGTCCCACATACGGACCTGACTATACACATCTTCAAGATTCACCTTGGCATCATAGGCCATGGTGACTGCCAATTCAATAAGTTTCATCTTATCTTCCAATCGGTCGATCAACTCAACGTCTTGGATGTTGTATTCGACAAACTTCTGCCAGTCAGATGTATAGAAGTCCTTGAAGTTTTCATACTCACTGTGGTCCAACTTTCGCTGACCCAATTCAACGAAAGCAATGTGGTCTAGTCGATAGGATTCTTGGTTGGTATAAGTAAACTTCTTATACAGATCCAGGTAGTCCAGGATATTGATCCCAGAAAGATCATAGGCAATGTGAGTGCGACCCATGATGTTGATCTCACGCTCATTGGCACGATTCCAGGGTGACAGAGACTTCATCCACTTCTCGCCCAACACACGGTTGACACGGCGGCAGATATACGGCACGTCATACAGGTTGACATTCCATCCTGTCAAAACATCAGGGGTATTGTCTGTCCACCATTTGATGAAATGGTTGAGCATCTCTTGCTCTGTCCAGAAGACAAAGAATTTGATACCCTCAGGTGGTGTAAACTCTCGGGTGCCCCATACAAATACCTCTTTAGTATTCATATCCTTGACGGTGATACAAAGCATCTCCTCTGCCGCTTCTTCGACATTAGGAAAACCATTCTCACATGCAACCTCAATGTCCATGGAGAAGATCTTCATCTGCTTCATGTCATAGTCAACTTCACCAGGAAACTCTTCAGCGATAAACTGATACACATATCGCTCGTATCCATACACACTGAAGTTTTCTACATTCTCATACTTACCAATAAACTCTCGTGCTTCTCGGGGAGATTCAAACTTCACAGGTTTTACATCTTCACCATCCAGAGTCTTATACTTTTCTTCTTTGTTGGATGTAACAAACAACGTAGGCGAAAAGTGGGTACGAGATTGGATTTGTCGTCCATTCTCATACCCACGATAAAGGATAGTGTTTCCTGCCAGTTGAATGTTGGTGTAGAAACTACTCATTTACTTTTTGATACTCCCCGAGAATCTCCGTGCTCGGGTCCACTATAGTAAAAACCGCGTCAGATGTCAAGAAGAGATCTCTCTGACTGGAGTATTGGGGATACTTCTCCAACTGTCCATCAATGATTCTGTAGCATCCTTCAACCAGGATTGCTGGCTCTTCATCCAACTCAGTTACTTTACCAATCAGGTAGTCAGTCAGACTCCCGTTCTTCATCAGTAGAATCTTGACCATTTTCTGCTCCGATTAATTCATTGTATTGTTTAACAACCTCATCATGTGTTTCGTATGCGGTGACAATTTCATCGTATCTCACCATGATGCGATCTTTATCTTTTGCCAAAGGTAACCAGGGCACCATAGTAATCTCAGGACTACTAATCTTATGGATATTACCTTCGTCATCTTCAGCAGTCATACCATCAGATACCCAAAGTGCATAAGGATTCATCAGTTGATAACCAAGAATCTTACCCTTTGTGTCTTCTTCTGCCGAGGTAACTTCACGGATGTCACAAATGACATCCTCACCGCTTTTTGTTCTTACGACTCTTACGCTCATAACTTCTCCTCTCAATTTCTAAAACAGCTTGTTTAATAATATCTTTGAGGATTTTATCCTCCGTTGTATTCTTTTGCTCTGCGATAGGTCTAACATGCCGCAGAAGTTCTTCAGTATAGGATGCTGGGACTTCAACTGTCAAGAGGTCAGACTCACCGTCGTAATTATTCGGTTTTAAGTTTACATAAACATTCATAGTATACTCCAAACAAAAAGAGACCCTGAGGGTCTCTTCGGTTGTATACTATGTATCAATAATCATCCAAGTAACTCTGACAAGTATCAGGATTCTTTTTACAAAATCCTCTGACATAAGAATCAGCGTCAACTTCCATGGTGTAGTGTGCGTGATTATGTGCCAATCCTATGATGATAAGAAATCCAACCAACAGACCATTAAACAGAGTCACTGGGTGACTCAGGACTTTCAGAAACTTCATCAAGAATATCATAGACTTTAAGTTGCTGGTGATCAGGGATGATTCTCTTCAATTCTATCACAAGCATTCCATTTGTGAAGCTAACTGTGCCGACTTCAACATCATCTGACAAGTTGAAACCTCTAGCGAAGGTGCGAGTGGAAATACCTCTGTGCATGTATTCCTCTTCTCCTTTATTCTTCGCTGCCTTGGACCTGATTAGGAGGACGTTAGATTCTGTAGAGACTTCAATCTCGTCCTTCGACCAACCAGCAAGTGCTACTTCAATCCTCCATTTGACATTTGATTCCTGCACCAGATTGTATGGAGGATATGCACTGTTTGCATGTCCCATTCCATAGGAATGCAGTCTGTGAAAAACATCATCGAGTCCGACGCTGTATCTTTCTGCAGCATCTACGA